TCTTCCTTTGTTGCTGGTGAACCAACAACCCAACTACTCAACATCGCTTTATTTTGTTTTTCTAATCTTTCTAGATTTTTAAAAGAATGTTCAATAACCCATAAACACATAGCCATAGCCATTAGCAAATCATCATGATAACCATCCATATGGTCTGGTCTACCGTTTTTATAAATAAACGTTTTCATTTCAGACGTCATTCTAACTGAACGAATTTTAACAGCGTCTGTTCTAATTTTAAATTCCAAATTAGATACCATTGGTAAACGAACTGATGTTGCATGAAATCCTGGTATTTTATTATCTTTGTTAAAACTATTTAACTCTCTTTGCCTACTTGACAAAATTTTTCCATTTTGATTATCATAATGTAATCTTTTATAACCAAACTCTAATAATTTAAGAATAGTAGAAACACCCATACCACCAGTTGCATCAACAACTGTATAAGCCTTATATAAATCTCCGTATTCCTCAATTATTTGTGCTAATAAATCTGGTTGAATTTTGCCTTGATATTCAACCACTTGTTCCATTGTTGTAAAATCTAATATAACCATTGTAGATGAGTCTTCACCATCACCTCTAGATACATCGGAAGCTAAAATGTACTGATGTCCTTCTTGAGGTTCCGCCCAAATCCAAATGTCACCATCTGGCCCAGCTGTATACAACGGTTCCTTTACGTTAAAATTATTTTGATATTCGATATACTGTTCATCAATAACGTTTCCACCAGAACCAATAAAAGAAACATCCAATTCTTGAGCAATCATCTTAGCGTCATTGTTCATACCACGACACATTTCTTCATACCATGAAGATGTTGGTTTCCAACCTTCTGAAATTCTTTTTTGGTAAGAATCGAAGGTAAATTCAACCTCGTGTTCTGTTACCTCATCTTTAGTCCAACGTAAATCTTTATTATAGCGCAAGTCTTCATACCATTTCATTTCAATGATATTGAAATTGTTTTCCTTTTTTCTAGCTTGGTCGTATGTTTTGTAATATAAAGCATCCATACCTCTTGGTGTACTAATTAATATACAATGACCACCAGTACCAAGTGCTGTGAGAGCAGCACCAAATACCTCAGCACCATTATCAATATATGCTGCTTCATCCATAATTAAATAAGTTGGTGTAAAACCACGCAAAGCATCTTTAGATGTTGCCACCGCTTTTACACGGCTACCATTAGGTAGTTTTATTTCTTTTTTAGAGTCAGTAAGGAATATTGACTTTTCTTCATTTTTTTGATTACCATAGTATTCAGCTCCCCAAACCCATCTTGGTAATTGTGAAACAAAATCTTTAATTTTAGCCAAAAATTCAAACGCCAATTCTTGTTTGTTCGCAATGATTAGAACCGCTTCTGGATTTTCAGAGTCAGCAAAACTAACTTTAATTGACATATGAGCAGCTGTTGTGGTAGATACACCAGCCTGTCTTGGTTTTGTAACTAAATTAAATCTATGCTTTTGATATGCGTGTATGATTTCTTTTTGTCTGGGAAATAACTTAAATGGTACAAAACCTTCTTGGGTTTTATCAAATGTCTCCAAATAAGTCTCAATAGCGTATATTGGACTAGTTAAACACTTTGCATATTCCTTAAAGATTTCTTCTCTACTTAGCATATTATTTTATCTATAAATATGCCAATAAAGAATAAAGGCCCAGAATGGGCCTTTATTTAGAATAACTCATCAAAATCATAACCTTCTTTGGTATCATTCGATTCAATATCATCACCAAACAATTCATCAAATCTATAACTTGATTTTTCTTCAGTTTGTGGTTCATTTGTTTTATCCAATTTGTCCATTGCTTCATTGAACTCGTCTTCTTGCATAGAAGCTTTTATTTCTTTAACAATGGTTTCTACTATGTTTTTTCCTTCCTTTGTTCCAGCCATAATTTCACGCATTTTGGGGTTAAATTCTCTAACTGGCAAAGAAGCCAAATCACAATAAATTTGGTGTTTTAAATGAAAATCGTCTGAGTCAATCATTGAAGTGAAACGACCCCATAATGCTGGCCCAAGTCTCATATCCCATGGTTCAGCAGCCAAGAAATCTGCTTTATTTATAACATATTCACCAATTCTTTTATCTTTTGGCAAACCATGTGCTGATATGAGCTCCATAACACCTTTAACTAGTTCATGGATAAGCACTGGGAATACCATTGCTTGTGCATAAATAACAGCTTTAGGGTTAGATTGTGTTGGAAATTGAACTCTAACAACACCACCGTTAACACCGTTTTCCATAGCTGGCATTATGTAATACATATAGTCAGCTGCTGACATCATTTTAGAATATTTGTTTGGTAAACGTGGGTCCAAGTCAGTCAATTCATCATCAACCATATGGTACATGTGATTTGTTTTTTTAGCAGCGCCTTGTATCATTGCATTCATAAACCTACGTTTATAAACTTCTTCATTTGCGCCAACCATTTCATCATGGTTCGCAAATTCAACTTCAACAGCCATAGGCTTTGGATTCTTTTTGGTTCCAACCATGTTTATTTCTGAGGTTAATTCAGCGTGTATTTCAACAACATCTTCACTCATATCAAATTCTTCACGTATCATTTTCTCAGCCAATTCTTCCAAAGCTTTTTTGTGCTTCGCTTCAATACCCATAGTTTCATAAACCATAGGCAACATTTCGTTCATTACATCAGCCTTATTTATTACATCAACATCGTGAGCTCTCTTATAACGATTGGCAACTTCTTTAAAACGTTCTCCCATTATTTTTTCTTCAAACATTGATTCGTCACCTTCTGGGAAAATAGGATGTTTACCCAAAGAATGTTTTCTCATCATCAAATCCTCTTCAAGTTTTGGATGCATTCTCTCAGTCAAACCTTCTGGATATAAAACGCTTTCATTTAACGTTTTAGGTTTGCTGTTACTTTTAAGTGCGTTCTCAACTATTTTTCTGTAGTTACTCATTGTTAATATCTTTTACTTTGATAATTCTTTTTACTTTGCTCTCAGTTACTGGCTGTTGTGTATTAGCTTTTGACATGTCTTTTAACCCACTAATTAACTGTGACAACCCATTTCTAGGAACTCCAATCATTTCAGCAAATGCCGCAATAACTTCTCTTTTAGCAACTGGTGTTTTAATAGTGTCTACGATATTTGAAGGAATTCTTTTTTTAATAAGGTCCATAAGTTTTTTTGCTTTTACATTCATTTCTTCGTCACTCTCTTCACCAGTTGGTGTCACTTCAGAAACCATGTGTTTTTTGGGACCAAAAACTTTACCTTCAAAATATTTTTTAAATTCTCTAATACTCATGTATCTTTCTTCTTCATTCATAGTCGCCTTAGCCAACTCCTCTATTGTTTTAAATTTTCTGAACTTACCAGTCTTTTCGTTAACAATATAATGTCTGTATTCACCCAAACCTAAAGTTGAATCTTGTTTTTTTACCTCATTTGACATTTCTACGGCTTCCTTCATTGGGTTTGCAATATTCTCTTCAAAATATTGCATATCGTGAATAATGTTGTTTCCTCTATCGTCCATATCATCAAAACAATAAACACCCATAATAACATTGTTATCTGGGGTTAATGCTCTAACCATTTGATATGTTTTGTCGCCAATTGAAAATGGTTGTGATATCTCACCTGTTTCAGCATCTTTAACATTTGACAAATACTTAATAGTTGCTTGGTCTTGTGGTTCAATAACACCATCAGTTTCCATTATTTTCTTGTCAATTGGAACTATATTTACTTTTTGCCCTTTTAAATCGGACAATGTTTGTTTTAATTCTGATTTTGGTACCATGATTGTTGGCGTATCAGCTTCGTTTACTCTATTTTGTTTCTCCATGATATTTTTGATTATATTTTAATATTAGGTCTTTTTCATATAATTTTTCTTCGACTTCTTTTATTTTCTCGCCAAATTTAAAACAAAGTCTTTTATCTGGGTATGAATCATAAGCGTTTATATTTTCCCAAGCTAATCCAATAACCCCATCAACAGCATCCCAAACAGCAAATGTATCACTATTTTGAACAACATCCAATTTTAGCTCTGATTCCAAACGCCCAACTTTTTTAATGAAATAGTCGTGTGGCGCCTGTGGTCTTCCAGAAGCTGGAAATGTGTCCCATTCTTCCCCATCAATATTTCTGGTTGTGTCCGAAAATATAAACTCAAACAAGTAATTACCTTGATAATCCTTGCCAACCATATTAACGTATATGAGATACAAATCTGCCATTAATTTTCAGCTTTTGGGTCTGGTTGTACGTTAGGCATTGGTAAAAAAGGTTTATTTTTTCTACTTGGTTTAACAGGTTCAGTAAACGGCTCACTTGGAACCTCTTTAGGTTTTACTGGTGCTGGTTGTGTCATTGGTTCACTCATAGTGTCTTCTTGATTAAATGATTCTCTTAAAATATTTTTAATATAGTTTTTAGGTTCAAAGATACTTAAATTTTCTAACATTGACAAGCTTTCGTTGCTTTTTTTACCCCAGCTTTCACCCTTTTTAGGTGTCCCACAAGCAGATGGAGTTGGTCTACAAGCTGGATACTTAGCTCTTTCTTCACCATCTTTTCTACCGCAAGATTTGCATTTTTTCCTACCAGTCTTAGTGTCTTTTCTGCATGTGTTGCAATCAACCCATCCTTGAGATTTTCCTTCACCACCTTTTCTAGAAAACCAACCATGAAGACCCTGTTCTTTTTCTTTTGAAAAGTCAGTTTTTTTGACTTCGTCTAATTCAATATTGTTTATTTTTAAATAATTGTCAATCCAAGCTTGTAGTTCATGAACATCTGGCGCATAGTTTTTACCTTTTCTTCTGGTAATTGCATCATGCGCTTTTTTAATCATTTCTTTTGAATATTTTTCTCTGTCTTCTATGGATTCATTTCTTTTTTTTCTACCTTGACAATGAGCTCTTTGGCTAAATCCTTTTGGATTATTACAATCTATGCTTCTTTTGTATTTTTCAGACCATTTTTCTTCAATATTTTCCAAATCATCAAATGATTTTTTAAATTCATCTCTTTCAAAATCTATTTTATTTTGATATTTAACAAATTCACTTTTTATTTCATCATAATCAATTGGATAAATATTGTCTAACATTATTGGTCTTTCTTCATAATTTCCACCACCAAAGCTATTTAAATTACTAACAAACTTATCAAATCTAACAGTAACATATGGCTCATTATCATCAGTATAATTAATATAAGGAAATAAATAACCCTCTTCACCAGCAAATTCTTTACTAAATTTATGGTTAATCGGTTGTTCATTAACACTTTTTACTTTAACTTTTATTTCCAATTTACCAAAAGTACCACCATTTTGTTTAAAAATTTTACCTAAATTTAATTTTTTAAGCTTATCATCATTTGTTCCGCCAAGTAAAGCCAATTTATCTATATCTGGTAAATTATTAAAACCACCGACTTTATTTATCTTTTCTAAAGCTTTATTTTGAAATTCTTCTTTATTTTCATTAGTTTTATTTCCCCAATTAGCAGCACCGACTTTACGACATTGAACCAAGGAACCTGACCCATAAGCTGATGGCCATACGTCATATCTAGCCCTTACTTTATGATAACAAGCATCCTTTTTACCTTTTTTCTTTTTACCCTCTTCAATAGCCTCATAAACAACTAATTCATCATCTTCAAATTTGGTTTCTATGATTTCAACCATCAAATCTACAGAACCTTTGATAACTCTATGAAATGTATTTTTTGGTATGAAAAACTCTTCATTAACATTTAACTTTTTAGGTAATTCATTATCAAATTGAACCATCCAATCGTTTTCGTTTAAAGGAATAACTATTCTATCTTCACTATCACGATGCCATACCAGTTCTTCACTTTCAACAAGATGCGAAAATGTCCTTCTAATTATGTTTCCACTTTTTTGTTCTGTATATGGTTTCATGTTACTTTTTATTTTTTTCTTGCCATTTATAGGAGATTGAATCTTCTTCAATAGGACCACCCTTGGCCCATGTTCTACAACTTCTAGCTGAATGGCATTTAAAATGATGCATCCAACAATATCCTAGCCTACCATCGTCATCAGATACAGGACCTGGCATACAATCATCCATTCTTGGTGATATATCAAATGCAACGCAGTTACCACATTTAGATTGCATAGCGGCTTCAACACTAGTGTCCCAATGGTCAGCTATCTTTTCCCAGAAATCAGCTGGCTCATCAACATTTAATGGCCCATATTGAATATGAGGTTCATTTATTGCTGCGTCTCTATTTTTGGTGTTTAATTCCAAATCTTGAGTCGCTTCTGGACATTCCATTTCTGGTTCGCCCAAAAGCTGTTTATTTTTACGCTCAATTAAATGCTGTTTTTGTTTTGTTATTCTACTCATAGTTAATTATTTATTACCACCATGTACCACCACCTGCTAAACCTAATGATTTAGCGTATCTTGGCAAACGGCAAGCCCAATACCCTGGGCTAGTTCTGTCTGTCTTTGAAGGACAGTTATGTCTATCTGAAAATGCTTTTCTAGCTTTAGGGTCTCTTAACTTAACAGCCAAGTTACCACCACCAGACTTAGCACCAAATGATACTTTTTTAATGTTACCAGATTGAGGGTCTCTTACATAAACATAGAATTTCTTTGAACCGCCTCTTTTAGGTTTACCTAATTGAACTTTTTTACCCTTATACTCAGCTTCATTAATAAGTTCGTAAGTTTTACCTATAGCAGCTGGACCAGTTTTTGATGTATCACCTACTTTAACATATGAAGGTGTTTTATCAGATGTTTTTGTAACTTTCATACTGATTGTTTTTGGTGTAACATCAATTACTTCTAAAGTAGAATCAGAGTTTTTATGATATAATTTGTCACCAACTTTTACATTTTCAGCTTCATTTATTTCTTCTGTTTCAGCTTCTTCATAGATAAAGTTCATCTTAACCTTTTTACCTTCAAGCATGATATATTGATTATCAAATTCATTAACAATAAATGCATCATTTTCATTAAGTTTAATAAGCCCTTTTGAATATAAAGACTTAACTTCTTTAATCAAATTAAAATATTTTTCTGAACCGACTCTATATATTGTTTCGTTCAAAGGAATTTCATTTTCAATATGGTATTTTAAATCATCAGAAACCATCATTTCTTTATGCAATTCCATTGGAGCTGACCATTCATCTTCCATTTCATATTGGTCATCAGAATCTACATGGTAATCATTTAATCTACCTTCGATGAAATGATAAACTTCTTCAACATCATCAGCAGATGTGGCTATATGGTCCAAAGCCCATCCATGACCATCTGACAATAAAGCGTCAACTTCATCGTAATTCATTTTTAATAATTCACCAGCAGCGTGATGAATGGTTTTAAGATTTTGCCAAAACATGTAGTTATTTGACTCTTTTTGTATAGGATTGTGTGTATTTTGATATTCGGCCTCTTTACTACCTTCTGGTGCAAATATGCTTAATTTTTTAGGATTGTCAATAAACATGTTCTCTTCGATTTCTTCTTCACCGCCAAAATCTAAATCACTAGATGGTTCTTCAGCTGGTGCTTCCTCTGACGGAGCCTCAGTGTCTGCTGGTGCTTCTTCGTCACCAACACCTGATTTTTTAACTTTGCTTATGATATCTTTTTGGTCTTCAGCGTCCATTTCACCTGTGTGAGTGGCTGACAATAATGAATTAATCGCAAATTTCTCTAATTCGAAATCTGGTTGACCTTGCTCTTCGTTATATTTTCTAAGGGATTGTCCTAACTTACCAGTTAGTTGTTGGATAAATTTCTTTGGGTCCGTTTCTTCATCGGCCTCAACACCAGCATCAAATGGCTCGTCATCAAATGGTTTATCATCTGTTGCTGGGGCTTCTAATGATGCGTCAGCAGGCGCTATGTCATCAACTGGCGCTGCTGGTTCTTCAGCAGTTGGCTCAGCCATAGGTTCTTCAATTGGAGTCTCAACAGCTGGCTCGCTAGGAGCTGCTATTTTTAACTTATATTTTGTTTCTTCGTCTAAATTAATTTTTAGACTTTTTTTTTTACTTCACCTTCAGCAATACTGTCAATTATTGAATCAAAATCTTTTAAAGCACTAAGAATTGAAAGCTTAGATTCTTTCACATCACCTTTTTTAGCACCAGCTATTTTATCAGCGTAAGTAATTTTGTTTTTAGGTTCAGCCAAAGCAGCAAATTTCTTTTCTTTTGCCGTCATTTCTTCACCTTCTTCCATACCTTTTTTACCAGCTCTTAATTTTTTAAAATCAGCAGCTGTTAGTTCACCTTTTGGTTCAGCTACGTCAAGTTTTTTCTGACTGCCTTTAAGTTCTTCTTTAGCAATCATTTCATCAATGGCCATTTCAGCCTCGGTCATTTCAACTTCCTCCATATACATTTCATCCATTGGTTTGTTACCTTCTAAGTTTCCTTCACCAGTAAATCCATTACCTTTCATTTCAGAAAACCCAGCAGCCATAGCCATTTCTGACAATAAATTATCATTCAAAAATACATTAATTTCACCATCATAGTTGTATGCTTCAGCTAGACTTCTGAATTTAAGATTCAAATGTTTTATAGCTTTTGCATATGATGGATAAGCTTCTTGTTTTTTGTTTTGCAAACCACCAATATACTTAAAGTCTTCTGCTACCAAATTTTTGGTTTTACTAGCTTTTTTAATGTACCATTCATGGTTTTCTCTTATGATAGCATAAGCATTACCATCAGGTCCTATCTTGGTTAATTCAACAACAATGTTAGATTTGTTTTCATTAATTGATTGAATTCCCATCAATTGTTTCATTCTTTCGTTGATTTCATTACCTTTAAGACCAACTGGGCTAATTATAGCTTTTTTCATAGGAAATATGTTTTCATTAATTTTATTTATTTGTTCTAAACTATCAGTATCAACTTCATCAAATTCTAAATTAGTTCTTGGGTTACCAAAATAAGTTGCATTAATTGAATAAACATTACCATCTGGTGAATTAATTGACTCAAAAGAATATACCCATGGTTCATCATATGCCAACGGTTCTTCAATCAAATCACTTCTTTTAAATTCAACTGATACTCTTTCGCCTTCTACAATAGCATCAATGGTAAAACTTGTTTCAGTTATATTTTTAACTTTTAATATTTTAAAGTTGTTTAACATTTTTTATTGTTTTTATATAAATATATTACTAAAGATTAAAATTACCTAACATCTGTACTTCCTTGGTAAACATCATTATTATCACCTAGTAAGAAACAACCAGTACCACCACTTATACTTCTAATTAAAATAGACACTGTCGAACCAGCGTCAACATTAATACTGGTACCGTTTATTATAGCTGAACAACCAGCTGACCCTCCATACACTTCACTATACGTGTGAGCTGAAAATATAGGACTTTGAGCAGGTACTATTATTGAATATATATGATTAAACTTTGGCATCTTTAAAATATTTTCTTATAAATATCAGTAAAAACAAAAAAAGCACCTATCTTGGTGCTTTTATTATTATCTTAATGAACTTATTTTATGAATATTATTTTTATATTTTCAACCCCATCAAATTCGACATATAACTTATTTCATTAGTTTTTTTAATACTTATGTAGGTATTGTCATACCAACCAAAAATTTCATCTTCAAATTCTTTTTCAACTTTAAATCTTGATAAAAAAATTGGCATCTCCTCAAAATAGGAATCATTAGGGAGCCTAATTAATACTTTTTCCATAATTTATAATACCCATAAAACATCGGAAATGAAATCTTCATCGCCATAAACTATATTATTAGTTCTATTTTCGTTTTTTTGACCTGTTAATTTGTCATTAAAAACATAGTCATAAATTAATTCGATAATTTCTTCTTCTGATTTGCCCAGTGCCTCATCTCTGATGTTATTAGCTACTATTTGTGAATATCTAAGACTTTCGGCTTGTTCTAATAAAGCTATTCTAACTTTTAACCCTAAGTTTATATTTTTCATAATATTATTTTATACTTTATTTTATTGTTCTTTAAGATAAATATATACGAATTTATAAAAGTTAGTTAGATAATGGCATTTTTATAGCATGGTGGTATTGGTAAATTTCTAAAATAATATCATCCAGTGTATATTCTGAAATATCACTTACAATTTTATCAGATAATTTAACTGTCGGTAACTCGAATGGTTCTCTACCTAATTGTATTTTTATTGGTTCTATGTGATTACTATATAAATGAACATCTCCTCCAGTATAGATAAGTTCATCTGGAACCATATTTACTTGTTTAGCAATCATTAATAATAATAGTCCGTAAGAAGCTAAATTAAACCCTAACCCCAACCCCACATCAGTTGACCTCATATTAAACATTAAAGAGATTGCTCTGGTTGGAACATTATTTTCATTCATTTCCTGTTCAATATGGTCATGATGCATATGTGAACCTATTTTATCTCCATACCAAATAAATCTTTCACTTTCACTCAACTCTCTTGTATAAACTTGAAATCCATAATGGCAAGGTGGTAAAACGCAATCATCAACTTCTGATGGGTTCCATGCTGTGACAATCATTCTTCTATCATCAGGATTGGTTTTTAACTTGTTAATTAGGTTTGCAATTTGGTCTATACCAATAAAGTACTCGTTATCAATTGAATCGTGCCTTCTTTCGCCCCAACTTCTCCATTGATGCCCATATACCTTTCCGAGTTCACCCCACTTCTTAGCAAACTCATCATCTGTTTTTATTTTGTGGATGAATTCTTCTTTTTTAAGAAGACCACCAGGTCCAAACGGACCTTCTACTGTAGCCCATTTGCGAAGTTCTTTGGTACTTTCATGGAACTTTTTTCCTTCCACTTTCAAATAGTTCTTATACGCATCACCATCCCAAATATGACAACCATTATCAACAAGGAATTTAATATTAGTATCACCACGTAGAAACCAAAGTAACTCAGTTACCATTGTTTTAAACGCCATTTTTTTGGTGGTAAGAAGTGGAAAGCCATCTTTCATAGAATGTCTTATCTGTCTACCGAATACAGATATGGTCTCACCATTTCTTGTTTGTTTTTTGGTTCCATTATCAAGAATGTCTTGACAGAGTGCTAAATATTGTTTATCTAGGTTGTTCATTTTTGACATTTTTCAATTTATTATTTTCTTTTTGTTCGTATAATAATTTTAGTATTGGACTCAAAGCTTCTCCAAGACCGATGTGAATTTCTTTTATCTTAGCTGGTATATCGGGGTCAGACAACAAAGATTCTTTTGTTTCTTCATAATGTTTAAGATGAGCTTCACCTTCTTGTATTAGTTTATCTATGTTATCCATTATTATTTCTTTGTGTTTGTATTAATCATATCAGGTAAATCTTTACCATTACCTAATGCTAATAATTTAAAATATTTTTCATCGCCTACAATACCATCAACAGACCATTCGGTTTTAATACCATTTTCATAAATTGGAATTGAATAAGTTGGTGATATAGGTTTGATAAACTCTTCACCTTTTAAATCGTATTTTTTGTCAATCATTTGTAATTATTTTTTCTAATGTAATCGGTTTTTCAGATACAATTATATTTTTTCTAATCCCATCAAATACTGCAATATCATCATAAGGACTAATGATATAAACCATTTCCGTTTTATCATCATTTAATTCTACCGTTAAAGTCATCTCAGGATGATAACTATCGTAGTATATCTTTACATCATCAACTTCTCCTAGATACAGAATTCCTCGCCAACCGTTACGTTCATACATTTTATCGTAGTAATCATGTCCGTGTTGAAATAAATCTCTATCCTCATAACCTGAGTAGAAAGCATCTGCTATCTGTTCTTTCTCTTTTTCAAGGAATATTTTTTTAACTCCAATTGGTACAGTTATATCAATTGATTCTAGATTATCAAATAATTCTTGCATTGCTGTTTTTCTATTTTCCATCTGTTCCTATTAATATTATTAATTCTCTTCTTATCTTTTCCCAATATTGTTTGGTAAATTCTAACCCATACTCATTCATTATACTCATAGATAGTATTTCCTCAACTGCTATATAAGCACACTGCTTAGCATGAGCCAATGCTTGGTGAGGTACATAATCCTCACCTTCTTTGTATCTTCTTGAGAAATACATTTTATCAACTAACTCTTGTGCTTTTGCTTTGAATGACAGTTTATTTGTAGTTCCTGTATTGATTTTATCAGCATTTGGATTGCTGAAGTCTACTTGTTGTATGTGTATATTTTTCAGTGGATTATTTTCTGAAGGTCCAAATTTAGTTGCTTCATTATATCCAGCTTCGTTTACTTTATTGTGATTCATTTATCAATCCTTTTAATCGTTTAATTTCTGTAATTACATCATCACCCAATTCAATCTTAGACATCATTGTTAAGTCCATGATTTGCTGTTCATACAGGTCAATTAGTTCCTGTTGTAGTTTTATTTTTGTTTCGTTATTCATAATTTTCTATTTTTGTATCTTTGTATGTTATTGTTATTAGTTTGGTTGGTGTTGGTGTATAATATTGGTTATCAAAGTTTGGAATATTGTTTGAGTGAAAGTATCTTTCCATACCTGTTTCATAATTATTATTAAACCATAGATGGTACCTCTCTTCCAAACTCAATTCTCTTTCTTCAATCTTTAACCCCCACTTTTCAGAGAACTCTCGATTGGTTTTAATTTCATGAATAAAAAGTTCTTTTATTGGAACATCTTCATATCCAATATACTTGTCGGTGTATTTTTTATAGACCTCATCAATAACGTTATTCATATTTAAAAATTAAGGTTTTACTTTAATTTTTGATAATCACTTATTTTAGTCTGTAATATACTAACTAAATCATCATTGACATTTCCAGAACTAATATAACTACTTAAAACATTTATAATTGATTCCATCATTAACTTGGTTGTATCCTCAATACTTACTGTTTTTTCAGCTGTTTTTAATTCATCAACTTCTTTTATAATCATAGATAAAGCAGCGTCAGACAATTTATCAAGTTTTTCAAAAGCAGTGTATTTATTTTTTATATGGGTGCTAAAAGCAGTTCCATTACTGTCAGACGTTTCTAACCTCATATAATCAGTCGCCTCAACATTTGGGTACTTATATTGCCCACCATTGTTAAAAACAACTGTTAAATCTTTAGTAGCAGTATCATAAACTGAACCACAAATGGTTGATGATGAATACATTGCTTTAATTTTTCCGTTTTTTTCTTGTCTTTTAAGAATCATTTTGTTTTATTTTATTTTATTTGTTATTGTGCATGTGTTTTGTAAGCCTCAACATCTTTTAGTGGAAATATTTTACCAGTGCTAGTTAATGTTCCGTTTATTTCATCACGTTCATCTATTATTACGATAATGTAATCACCAGTAATCATCAAACCACAATCATTAAATGTTAATTTTACATTTGACATGGAATTTTTTTGGTCAGACTTTATAAGGAGTTCGACCTTTCCAAATTTTGGAGCTGTCATTGTTTACATTTTGAGCAAAAATACTAATATTTATTAATAGAGTCAAGTGTTGTAAAAATAAAAATAATTTAGTACCTTTGCTAAAAGCCTAAGAAGATGAACAGAGAAGTATACCCAAAAGTTAAAATTATAATTAACGAGTCTATTAAAGAGGCGAAATCGTTTAATGATTCAAAAGTTAGGCCAGAGTATTTGGTTCTTTCTATCTTGATGGATAATGATAATGAATGTGTTAAGGTACTTAAAGCGTTAAAAGTCAATACTTCAGAACTATATGATAGATTGTCAGACCATCTCAAAAGAAGTGATATAACCCCAAGAGTTGTTGTTTACCATAAAAAAACTGTTCCGTTTTCAGATGAAACAAAAGCTTTAATAAAGTCTTTGGACGAAGAATGTGAAAAATTAAATGACAATATGATTGATACAATACACATCATGTTGGCCATTTTAGCTAAAAAGAACAATATAAGTGAAATGTTAAACGAATTTTATGATGTTACATACGATAATTTTAAAAATGTTATAAAAAATATGAAAGATGAAACCAACAGTGTATACGAAAACGAAAATATTAATGATGAAAGTGAATCATTTAAAAAGAAATCAAAGCAAAGTGACAACAAAAGTAAAACACCAGTTTTAGATAACTTCTGTAGAGATGTATCTAAAGCTGTTGAAAAAGGCGAAATAGACCCAGTAACTGGCCGTTCTGTTCAAATTAAAAGAGTTTCACAAATATTATCCAGAAGGAAAAAAAACAACCCTGTTTTGATTGGTGAACCTGGAGTGGGTAAGTGTATTTGTTCTGATACTAATATAGTTATTAGAAACGATATAACTGGTGAAGTTATTAAAATTAGTTTAAATGAATTTTTAAATAACAAATAACAATAATAACAATAATAACAATGGAAACATTAAAAAAATTTACAAAAACGTGGAATATTAATAATTTTAGTATTCTTACTGATACTGGTTTTAAAAAAATTGATAAATTACATGAAACAATTCTTTATGAAGTATACCATTTAAAATTAGCTGATGGAAAAGAACTTAAATGTGCTGATAATCATATTGTATTTGTTACTGAATATGATGAAACTACTTTTGAAGCAGTTGGTTTAACTGAAATATTTGTTAAAGACCTAAAAATAGGTTCGTTCGTTATGGTATCTGATAATAATGGCAATTTAGTAGAATCTGAGGTTTTAGAAGTAAACAATTTGGGTTATAAAGAAATTATGTATGATTTTCAATTAAATGAAAATTCCAACAGACGTTATTTCACAAATGGAATTTTATCACACAACACATCAATTGTTGAAGGTCTGGCCCAACTTATTAAAGATGGTGACGCACCTAGAACACTAATAAACAAAAGAATATTCACGTTAGATTTAGCATCAATTGTTGCTGGTACAAAATATCGTGGCCAATTTGAGGAAAGAATGAAAGCTGTTTTGGAAGAGTGCAAAGCAAACCCAGACATAGTTCTTTTTATTGATGAACTACATACGATTGTTGGAGCTGGAAACGCTTCTGGCTCATTAGATGCTTCAAATATATTTAAACCAGCCTTGGCTCGTGGAGAAATACAAATCATTGGTGCCACAACATTGGATGAATATCGTGAGAATATTGAAAAAGATGGAGCACTTACAAGACGTTTTCAACAAGTATTGGTAGAAGAGCCAACATTAGAAGAAACCAAAACAATTCTAATGAATATCAAAGAAAAGTATGAAAAACACCATAAAGTAACTTATACTGAAGAAGCAATTGACGAATGTGTTAAATTATCAGCTAGATATATCATGGATAGGTCGATGCCAGATAAAGCAATTGATGTTTTGGATGAAGCTGGTGCAACAACAAATGTTGTGTTGGAAAAACCAGAAAAAATTAAAGAATTAGAAATCAAGAAAAGCCAAATCTTAGAAAAGAAAAAAGAGGTGGTTTTAAAACAAAAGTACGAAGAAGCTGCCAAACTTAGAGATGAAGAAAGAAAAATTCTAGAGCAACTTCAATCGGCTATGGATGATTGGAATGCAACTCTAGAGAAAAAAACAACTGTGGTTGGTGTAGAACTAATCTCTGAAGTGGTTTCAATGATGACTGGTATACCTTTGACAAAAATATCAACACAGGAAAGCAAAAGACTAATGAACTTGGATAAAGAACTTACTGGTAAAGTTATAGGACAAGATGCTGCCGTTACTAAAGTCGTAAAAGCTATAAAGCGTAATCGTATCGGTATCAAAAATAAAAATAAACCAGTTGGTTCTTTCATGTTCCTTGGTTCAAGCGGGGTAGGTAAAACTTTATTAGCTAAATTATTGGCTGAACATGTTTATGGTGATGTTGATGCGCTTGTAAGAATGGATATGTCTGAATATATGGAAAAACACTCAGTATCCAGAATGGTTGGTGCGCCTCCAGGTTACGTTGGCTACGAACAAGGTGGTCAACTAACTGAAAAAGTAAGAAGAAAACCACACTGCGTAATCTTATTTGATGAAATAGAAAAAGCACATGAAGACGTTTTCAACCTGTTACTTCAATTATTAGATGAAGGTCAACTAACTGATGGTTTAGGTCGTAAAGTAAACTTTAAAAACGCTCTTATTATCATGACATCAAATATTGGTGTTAAAGAAGTTAATTCTTTTGGAAAGAGCTTAGGGTTTGAAACGGCTGCGACTATTGTTAATGAAGAAAACAAAGCACGTGAGATAATTGAAAAGGCTTTAAAAAAGAAGTTCAGACCAGAATTCTTAAATCGTATTGATGAGGCTATAATATTCAGAGGACTAACAGAAGAAGATATACATAAAATCATATATCTTGAAGTTGAAAGCTTAGAAAAACGTTTGAATGAAATGAACTTCAAATTAAAAATAAGCAAAGAAGCGGTTGAATACTTGGCTAAACAAGGATATGATGAAGCTTATGGTGCTAGACCATTAGCCAGAGCCATTCAACATTATGTGGAAGATGCTGTTGCTGATGAAATTTTAAATGGAAACATAAAAGAAGGTGAAACAATTAGTATAGATTTTATTAAAGAAAAAGAAGCCATAATAATAAAGGGTAGTAAATCTAAATCTAAATAAATAATAAAGGCCCCTTTTTGGGGCCTTTTTGATATTTATAATTATGATTGAAGATGAAATTAAAAAACTTTACAGTGATTATCTAGACGGATTGGATATTTATGAAAATAGAACCAGTTTAAAAATTAGTAGAATAGTTTTAAAACCAGAAGCTAGACAAGGTGGTGTGGGTACTAAAATTATGCAAGCAATAGTTAATTATGCTGACAGAAATAAACAAATAGTGACACTAACACCTTCTTCTGATTTTGGTGGAAATAAAAACAGACTTATTCAATTTTATAAACGTTTCGGTTTTAAACATAATAAAGGCATATACAAAAACTTTGAATTCATGGATTCAATGATAAGATACCCTAAATTAAATGAAAACATGAAACCAATTATAAAAAAACTTCTTAGAGAAGCTCTTATGACAAAAGAAGAGTCAGCTATTAGAATAGTAGCTGACTTTACAAACTTTGCTAATGAGTTTTTAGGGATAAATGATGGTGTACAAGTTAAACTAGCTTTTGAGAGAACTCCAGATTTAAAAACAACTGCGTATTACAATTCAACTGGTTTTCTTGTAGTTTATGTCAAAGACAGAGCAATAATCGATGTGTGTCGTTCTATAGCACATGAATTGGTACATCATAAACAGAATTTAGATGGAAAACTTAAAGACGCTGTTATAGATGGTGAAGATGGGAGCCCAATTGAAAACGAAGCAAATGCTGTTGCTGGTATCATAATTAGAAAATATGGTAGACTACACCCAGAGATTTATGTATAGTACAAAACAAATTTTAAGAGAAGAATTATACTTACATAATAAAAAAAAATTATTGTCAGAACATTCTTTATTGCTTATAGAAGATGATTATTATGTTACTACTATTTTAGGTGTTGATAAATCTTTATTTGAAAATAATTTATTTTCTTATAAACAAACAGTTATCGAACAACAAATTATAGTTGAAAATATGATTGATTCTATCAATAGTTATTTAGGTAGTGTTGTTCAAAAAGGTAAAGAAAAATCTTTACAACTTATTAAAACAATTAAAGACACAAAAGAATTGGCTATATTATTTAAAAATATTTTATTAGACCCAAAATTAATGGAAGAAGCTATTGAAAATGTTAAAAAAAATCTTAATGAAACAATAGTTGAGATTAAAAAATTAATTAATAATATTTTAACTAAATTAGGTTTTAAAATTAAAGGGTTTACTGACAAATTAACAATTTTTTTAGATAAAATATTAGAATATGGTAATAAATTTTTAAATTCAAAAGGTTGGGTTGGTTTTGTAACAATGCTTGGATTAACAGTAATGTTAATATGGTGTAAAAAAAATTGGTTGGATAAGTTATTAAATTTAGCAATAGAGCAATTAGAAAATCAAATTACAAACATTACTAGTATTGTTAATATTTTTAATAGTTTAAAAGAATTAATATCTGATGCGGCATCTAACTTAGGGGTTGATGAAATTTTAAACTGGTTTATTGGTTTTGGTAAAAAAGAACCATTAATAGGTATTGTTTTTAGTGCGATAGAAATAGTTAATATTATATCAGAAATTCTAATACCAACTGTAAAAACAATAACAACCAGATTTAATTTAAGTAAATCATAATTAAAATTTTAATAAAATGCCTTATAAAGTTAAAGGAAATTGCGTGTACAAAAAAGATACTGGAGCCAAAGTTGGTTGTACCAAAGGTTCGGTAGATAAATATTTAGCTGCTCTTTACGCAAATGCTAATGAATCTGTGGAAAAAAATAATTCAATCAAAGGTGGTAAAGCTGATAAGTTGTCTATTAAAGACATAGCAAAAAAATTTAACGTATCAGTTGAAAAAATTGAATCTCAAATTAAAAAAGGTATTGAGATTGAAAAAGAACATACCAATGACAAAGAGAAAGCGACTGAAATAGCAATGGACCACGTTACTGAATTTCCAGATTACTATGATAGAATAGAAAAAATGGAAAAAGAAGCTAAGAAAAAATGGGAGAATGGAAAAGAAAAAACTAATGAAAATATAAAAAAATCAATAGCTGCTGCTGCTTTAGGGTTAGGTTTAATGGGAAGTCCTAACGTAAGCAAGGGTATGAATTTAACACCAACAACACAAACACAAACACAAACCCAAAAAGTATTATCTAAAGTAAATTTTGAAGCTTCACAACCAATATCAAATCCAGATTTAGATTTAGTTCATGGTGCTTTAGGTTCAAATAGATTACAAGATGATTTTGAAAAAAGAATAGAAGATGAATTAACCAATCAAATTCAAAACGGTAATACACCTGATGTCTCTAATATAGAAGTAAAAACATACATACAAGGTGATAAAATAATAACCAAAGCATCTTGTGATATTATACAATCACAAGATGGAATTGCATATAATCATTTTACAACCAGAGGTTCAATAGGTTCAAGATATGCTGAAAGACACGATAACCAAATAACTGGTTTGATTGATAGATTAGAAAATTATTATGGTGGTGGTGCTAAACAAGTTGGTAAACCAATTGATATTTCGTTTAATTTAAATGGTAAAGTTATAACATATAGACAAAGCTTTTTTGTTGCTTCTGATAATAAAAACACGTCAAATATAACTAATCAAACAACACAAAAAATAAGTGGTACTGATATCAATGATTTAAGAAATAAATTAAATTCAGAAACCAAAAATGTTTATATTGATATTAACTCTATTAATGTTGATATGAATAACTACAGAATATCGTATAAAACTGGTAATGTTAAAATATATAAAATTTCTTTATTGTTTGACGATTCTGGTAATTTAGATAATAGGTTAAGCAATATAAAATCACAAAACCCAACATTTAAAGAAATTAAAAGAGGTAAAATAGGTAATTTAGATTGGGTTGTTAGTATCATACCTTATGAAGAAATTAATGAAACTAAAGTTCTCATTAAAAAATTGTTAAATGAAAAATTAAACAGTTTTTAAACTTTAACCTCACCTATAAACTCAAAACTACCACATAAACGTTTATTATCGGCATAGTGATTAAATATGATGAAAACATTATTGAGCGTTTAAATCATATTCTCACATAACCAATATACTCGTGTGAAAAACATATTCTTTTATTATCCGTGTAGTGGTTTTTAAATATGTTTAAATGATTAATATCAGTGCGTAAAACTCGGTTCTTGCTGGTTGGTCTCCATAATTTAGACCTTGAACGGTATAACCCCATTCTTGGATGGGCAGTTCTAGAAAAATATCTATGGCCTTGGTCTACATGTATCTGACCAATAGCGTCAGAAAATCTAACACCAATACCCATTCCTTGATAGTCAGGCAAGACAACTGTTCTGTGTCCTCGCCAACCATTTTTTATATTTCCATTAGGTAATGTAAGCGTAGCTCCAAAAGCAACCACTTGGTCTTCCCAAACACCAATATAGCATCTGGATGCTTTATTTATATTCCCATCTAAATAGTGATGGTCTTTAAACATTCGCCAAGTATCATAGTTTGTGCGATATATTTTGATAATGATTGGTTTTCGGACAAAAAAAAACCGTTAAGCAATTCACCAGTGTCTGTGTTAAGCACCCAATCTGGTTCTATCCAATTTAAAATATCGTAATGGCATGTTGATAAAACAACGTTCTCAATGTCATTCGTCTTTATATAACGAGATAATGCTACACTGGCCGCTTTAGCCACGTTTCTATCAACAACACTAGTATATTCATCAATAACAGCGTTTGATTTAATTTTACGAGCTAAATCAGCCCTGAATTTTTCACCGTTTGATAAAACAGAATATGGTTTATACCATGAAGGTATAGAATTAAAACCTACTGAACTAAGTCTGTTGATTCCATCATCTGGAGAATCAAAATGTGATATAACAGCCTTATTTAAGCCCCAAATGGGTTTTTCTTCGATACCAAAATGTTTTAACATCGTAGTTTTACCACTACCACTACTACCAACAATAACACCTATTTTAAACTTTTCGGGTATTTTAGTTGGAAATTTCCATGGATAAAATTTAGAAGTACCGTCAAATAAACAATCAAACGATTTTTCACTTGCAGAAATAAATTCATCCTTCTCAACACTAGATGTCAAAGGAATCGATTCTCTTTCTAATTTTTCTATTAATTTTTCCATATGTCACAAAAATAGAATAAATTTGCGACAAGTAAATACAAAAAAATAGCTAGACATTCTGAAAAGATGCCTAGCCATTAATATTTTTGGCAGTATAATTACTTCTTTTTGCTTTCAGTTAAAGACTTAACAGCGGACTCTAACTTAGCGATTTTGCTTTCTAATACAGTCGTTTTATCTATCTGTTTTTTAGCTTGTTCGCTAATCCACTCTTGTTTTTTAACTGTAACGGCTTCATTAACGATATTGTCAATTAAATCAACTAATTCACTTTCTTTGATTCTTACTGTTTTTTTTGTTACTTTTGACATTTGCTTAAGGTTTTATAAAATCTTATTCTTACTAATAAATATGTTAACTTTGGTAAAAAGATACCAATAACTTAAAAATCTTTTAAGCTTGGCTAACCTCTACTATAGTAAATATTTAAACCAATTGATTTAGACTAAGTTTTTTTACCTCGGTAAAATATTCTTGAGCTTCAATAAGTGAATTAGCCATTGTGTAAGATATTGTCTCACCAATACTATTTTTAAGAGCGTACCTGTTCATTTTTAAATTTTTTACAAACATACTACTTTTTTTTAATAAATTACAAGTTAACATTTATTGTCGGCTGCATTTGAAGCTGCATACGCATCTGGTTTAACTTTAAAGTTATAACCCATACCTAATATATAACCAACGGCTTGTTGTAAAGCTTTATTAGACTCATAACTTGGGTTTGGATTTATATCAGCGTGAACCTCTAATGGAATTTCATATAAGTCCAATAAAGGAGCTATCGCATAAGCAACCTCAATTGATTTGCTAACTTCAAATACCATTCTTTCATTTACCAATTCTTTGTTCTTAGCTTTAAAATCATTGTAATAAGTTGAAGAAATCACCATACCACCACGACCAACAGTAACTCCACCGCCTAAATCTTCAAACATTCTTATAAGTATAACTGTTGCAAACTTATAAGCTCCTTTGCTAGCCTTTTGAGAGTCAGTCCCAATCGATACTTTTAAAGTGTAACCTTTCTCAAGCTCTTTGTCAAAAAGCTCGCTTAAGTAATCCACAATAGGTATTTTTATTACCTCATCATTTCTTTTCCATTTCATTTTTTTTTGTTTTTAAAATTCGTTATTAAATAAAAAACCCCAGAAATTTTCTGGGGCTTAATTTAGTTTATTAAAGTTTGCGGTAACAAACTTTTTAATTTACTGTAATTTTCAGCCCCTATGTCTTGCTCTCTTACGCCTAGTCTGTGTAACGAACCACCATTGCTTTTGTCTAAATAAGAAATTTCAGACGGTATTTCAGTAATTCGATTTCCAGTCAGGTTTAAAAAAACAAGGTTTTTAAGTTTCCCAATCTCACTAGGTAATTTTTTTATCTTGTTATCCGTCAATACCAACATCTCAAGATTTGTTAAATCACCCACAGATGGATGCAAATCAACCAAGCCAGCGCCAGTTATAATAAGCTGGTCTAACGTTTTAAATTTGCTCATATCAGGTAGTTTTGGTACTTCTCTTTTCATGATTTTTATTGTTGGTACGTTCTCGTCATACATTTCAAATAAACTTTCAGCAAACCCAAACTTTATTAGAAAATCTAAATATTTGTTTGTATCTAACCCTTTTTTGTATTCTTTTGCCATTCCCATTAATTCTTCGTAAAAGAAATTGCTCAAGCCTTCACTTTCCACTAAAACATTTTCATAAATTCCAACGTTCTGAGCGTTTCTTCTGTCCTTCAATTGACCCGTTTCAAAGTGTATTTGAAACAATTCATCCGATTCTTTTGAGAAGAATTTATTGTTTATTATGATATAAATATCTGAGTTTTTGCCGTTAGGTTTTTTATAGTTTTGAGTGTAGTTTTTAAACATTCCATTACCTTCTTTTGCAGTACACCAGTTAGCAAATTTATCAAATATAACATTTGCCGCAGTTGTCTTTGGAATAAACAATGTAAATTTCCTATCTTTTACTGGTATTTCAGCTTGGCCAGATTCAACAAATTTATTTATTGTTCTTTCTACAGCACTAGGTTCCCTTTCAATAAATGGGTCTACAGCATCAAACAATTGAGCCAATGACTTATACTGATTGATATTAGTAGGGTCGTTTATGTGTTTAAGACTATAGCTAACAGAACACAACTCTTTAAACTTCTTTTTACGCTTGTTGTCTTCAAACATAACTAGATAAGTGTTAGCTTGAGGTAAATCTTCAGTAACAAATCTAGAAGCTTGTGCAATATCCTTCTCACTACCAGCCTTTATGTATCTGGCGAAAGTGTTTAACATCCACTGCAAATACATCTTGTTTTCTGTTGGGTCAGCCATAACCATATCCGCAAAAACATTTGAAATAACACTAATCTTTTTTAGCTTTCTACCCTTTTCATTAAATTTCGTAGAATCAATAGCAATAAGTTCTCCAGTATTTGTTAAAATTGGAACCCCTTGAAACCCTAAATCTAAAAGATTTTTTAACATTAAATTAGTGGTTTCAGAACCAATGTTTTCAAAAACATCAAACTGTTCAGCCAAAAAAGTTAACCTATCTGTTACTGTTGCTTCTTTCATAACATATTTTAAACAATGATACTAAAATAATTTAAACAAGACAAGACTATGGAAGAAATCTTTTCATCAAATCTTCATCCAAATATTCCTCAATCCTACGCTTCAAAAACCAAGTCAAACTGTCAAAATTATCAGAATCTCTTTCTAAAACATCAAGAAAAACAACATTAGGATTCTCACCATCTGTTAATCTGTACTTTATCTCTTTTATGGTATCAGTTTGGTCATAATTCATAAGCTGTTGAAATATAACACTATAAATTTCCCACCTAGCTTCCTCCTCGTCACTCAATGTTTTTATGATATTAACCACATGCTGTTGGTACGCTTTATCTAGTGTAGACTTTTTACCTTTTATGGGTGATAATAACAAATTAAAATCCCTCATAAGCGTATTTTAAAATAGAATTGTTATTTAACTATAAATATCTTCAAAGTCCCAATTAACCAAACTTTTGAATAACATCTTCTATTTTTGTCTGAGTATCAACCGAATAATTTATGCTATCTAAATCACTAGCACAAAATCTGCTTATATTTGTCTGAAATTCATGCCATTTAGGTGTAAAATCACTAATCATAACTACGTGTGTACCAACTGCCCATGCCAACCAACTTAACCCAGAACTAACCCCCAAATGTGCCTTTGCGTGATAAATGTCTAATACCCTATTTTCCAAAGGTACATCACCAGTCGCATCAATAACATTTTTTAAGTTTGTTGGTTCTTTTGAAATAACCAAAACTTTAATACCTGTAGAAGTTAAATAATCAACCACCTTTTGCCAACCATCTTCTGCTTTCCATTTTTTGATATCTGAACTACCATATTCAGATAAAGTAACATAATCCCCATCTATCTTTGGATGTAAATGTTTACATAATATACTCAAATCTGGTCTTATTTCATGCCTATCCAACCCCAATATATCAGTAGCGACTATTTGTAACGGAACTTTGCTAAATTTAACTGGAGAATAATATGGGTTATCATCATCGCTGGCACCAATGTAATACTGCACATAAACATTATCAATTTGTGTATTTGGTTTTGCAAATATTATTTCTGGATATGAATCAATAAACAAATTATTATAAAAAGTGGAACAAATAACAGTACATTCATGTTTTTTCCTAAATTCTTCAACATATGGCATCCAAGCAATATTATCACCTAAAGCATACGAATCCATTTTAATAAAAACCTTTTTACCTTTTGGATTAAAATACTCATGAAATGCTGGAACACCATTCTCATCTTCGATTATGATTATCCACTCAGTAAACCATTGTTTTGTTTTTCCGATTATTGTTTGATTTGTTTCACAAAAACCAGAAGTTACCAACCCACGATTAAGTTCATAAAAACATACTTTGTATTTTTTAAGTTCATCCCCAAAAATAGTAACTCTAGGTGCGTTTCCTTCTTTTGGTAAAGTAGTAACATAACTAACCTTAAAATGATTCACTCTAAAAATTTTTTATCTTGTAATATAACCTTTCTAACTCTGGTGTAAATGTTTTCAAGTCTTCCATGCTTTCAATAATTGAATCATTTGTACTATTTTCTTCAGTTAACTTGTATTGTATTTCTTTAACTTTTAACATATTCTTTATTGAATGTTTAAGCTCTAAAATAATTTGATTATATGTAGCCCAAACTTTTCTTTTTTTAATGGATTTGGTCATAAGGTTTTCAGTAAGTTTAATCTCGTATTCATGTTCTAAATCACTCTTAAACCCACCATATTGTTCATTAAGAACTTGCCTTATTTTAACTTTTAAATCCATAACTCTAATTCATAGTCACATTTTTTGTTAATTGATAACTATTTGTAATGTTCCCAAAAACCCAATCTTTAATAACTTGTTTTGTAAACTCTTCACCCATATTGTATTTATATTTCATATATTCATACAATGATTTGGGAGAAATAACCTCACCATCAGCCTTAACCTCAATCATTGGTGTTTCGTAATACTCACCACCCTCACGAACAAATTTTTGAACCGCTTCATAATTCATGTCTAACTCTTCTTTCATCCTCTTAACCATGCTTGAATGGGCGCTTTCATTCAAATTTTGTTTTAAACGATTAAACTGTCCCTCTGTTATTATAATTTTCTTTTTCATAATAATAAATATCTATTCACAATAAAAAAGGGCTCATATGAGCCCTTGATTATAATAAGATATTGTTTATCTTATCTTCAATCTCGTTCTTTGGTTTAAAACCGCTAAACCTCTCAACAATTTCACCGTTTTTGATAAAGATTACCGTTGGAATACCCCTAATACCATATTTAACAGCGGCCTCAGAATTCTCATCAACATTAACTTTAACAATGTTGATTTTTTCGTTGTCTTTGAATTTATTAGATATTTCATCAATTACTGGGCCTAACAACCTACATGGACCGCACCATGGTGCCCAAAAATCTAATACGGTTACTTCTTTTTCGTTTAAAACACTTTCTAATGTGTTGTCTGTTACTTCTAATGCCATTTACTTAATTTTTATTTTTTGTTATAGTTATAAATATACAAAACAATTTTGTAATAATCAATGTCTGATTCAGAAATTATTTGGAAATATTTAGATAGTGAATACCCTAATGAACATTTGGTTATTTATTTGTACGTTTGTGGCAACGTAAGAAGCAATAAAAGAGCCCTTACAACTGTCATAGACGCAATAAATATAATATTTTATCCAGCGATGAGTGATGCAATAATAAAAGCAACTGTTGAAGGATTCTTGGAAAACAAAAGAAAAAGGTATCAAAAAGGTGAAATAAAGGTGAAATCAATCTATTAAATAACCTCTCCACAGTTTGGAAAAAACTCTTGAACCAATCTGACAGGCTCTTCAAACTTCTCATATTTTTCTAGAAAAAAGTATGCTGAAATATATTCACCACATTCTTCGTCACTAAAAGAAAAAACATTCCCTAAGACATCAGAAATAATAGAAATGTGTTTAATCTCTTTTTTGGATAATACACCGTCTTTTAAAGAAGCCGACATTAACCTACAATAACTTGAATGCGACATGCAATTTGTTTCTTTGTAAAGCTTCAAAGTTACTTCACAAATTAACATATAAACATGATTGTCAAATTTTTTCATGTAATTAATCGAATATTTATGAATATGAGTACTAATATAGATAAAAAGCTAATTAAAAAATTTTTAGAATCAAATTATCCAGTGTCCAGAATAAAGCACAATATGAGATTTAGACGTGCGATGATTTTAGACGATGGTAGTGTTTTCATACTTGGCGAAAATAATTCCCAATCACTAAAATATAAACTACTAGAATCACTAAAAATTGTTTTTAACTACGAAGACACAGTACTTGTACCAATATTGGATGAATTCTTGCCGTTTAAACCCTAATTACCACGACTCAATTTTCTTCAAAGTAAGTTGTGTCCAATAACGGCAATTATACCCATCAATACTACCCTCCACCTCCTGTATCTGAAGAGCAACCAAACTGTCTTCCTCACTTATTGTTTGACCACTAAAAGGTCTAGCAGAACCACCCATCAATGATTGACCATATACTGGGTCTTCAATTATAGTGTGATAAAAACCAACATGATAAACAGCATACTGCTTGGTTGAATCTCCATTTAGAATAAAATCACCGTATCCTGGAAAATTTATTGGTTTGTAAAAAGAATATGTTGTGTAATTTTTTATGATGGTTTCAATGTCAAACATAGGACCACCCCACCTTAAACTTGATGAATCTTTCCCATTCACAAAATGCCTGTAAACCTTTCTTTCTCCAGTTTCTTTGTTGTCAACATACATAACACCATCAACAACCAAAAATTTACCCCACATACTCAAACCAGTAATACTGTCAAATTGTGGTTCTTTAAATGGATATTCCTCACTAGGTAAAAGTTCTTTTTCACAAGAAACCAACCCTAACAGTAAAACTAAACTAATTAAACTGAAATATTTTTTCATACCTGTTTTTTTTGCAAAGGTATGAATTTTTTTTTAATTTATCAAATTTTTTGGATTATAAAGTGTGAACAATTACTGTAACTGTTTTAACGACCAAATTACCTTGATTATCATTGGCTAAATCGACTTCAACATCATTGTCAATTGAAATAATACCAGAACCACGTTCTGTTTCTAATTCAACGTTATCCCAATCTATCTTAAAAGTAATTGGTTGAATTTTTGTGTTGTTGTCATCTAGGTAAAATTCAATTTCAGTCTCCAATTCCTCTGGACCTTCAATACTGTATAATGATATGTCTTTTATACCCCAACTTCTTGCTTCAATTTCTATGGTATAAAATAAACGAGCTGTAATACGTGATATATCGTTGATTTCCATACCATTAAACTTTACACCACCGTATGCGTTAAATTTGATGGTTACATCTTTGTTGTATTTGTCTGATGAGCCCTCAGTTAATCTAGATTTAATCCTTTCTAGTTGACTTTCAGTAATTCTTATTCTCATATCTTTTTAACTATAAATATCTTTATTTTTTAAAAAAAAACCAGTATATTTGTTTTATGGCAAACTTTAATTTTAAAAAAGACTTACACCTATCTAAAACTGGTGAAATAGAAATCAAAACATTTCTGGAGAAAAAAGGTTTAACCTTTGTGTCGTCAAATGACGACAATAAGTATGATTTGATAATGCATAAAAATAATAAAGAAATTAGCTACGAAATAAAGACAGATTTTAAATGTGCGCCATTATTTGATACTGGAAATATTTTTGTCGAATTTGAATGCAGAAACCACCCTTCTGGAATAAGTGTCACACAGTCAGATTGGTTTGTAACATATTTTATCTACCTTAAAGAACTATGGTTCATTAAAAGTGAAAAACTAAAAACCCTTATCTCTCAAAATAACTTTCAAATATTTATAGATGCTGGTGATGTAAATAGCGAAACAAAAGGTTATTTAATTAACCGAAAAGATTTTAAACATTTTTTTAATGTCTACAAAGTATAGTAAAAAACCAAAACTTTTAATAGAACTAGTCCCAAAAACGTGCCATTATAGTAACGTTAGAACAACAGTAACAAAAAAAGATTGGGATAAAATCCGTTTTATATCATATGAACAAGCAAACAATAAATGCGAAATTTGCGGTGATACTGGAAAAAAACAAGGATATAACCATAATGTAGAATGTCACGAAATATGGGAATACGATGACGAAAATAAAATACAAAAACTGGTCGGCCTTATTTCACTATGCCCAACATGCCACCAAGTTAAACACATAGGTAGAGCAATAGCCATAGGCAAACATAAACAAGTCTACGCACAACTTATGAAAGTCAATAAATGGACCCAACAACAAGTTGAACTTCATATTCTTGAATCATTTGAAATCCACAAAGAAAGGTCAAATCATCAATGGGGTCTAGACATATCAATACTAGCTGAAGAACCTTACAATATAAAGTTAAAAAATACAACAACTAGAATTTTTGAAGTCAAAAAATTCAAGAAAAAAAGAAAACGCTCAAAACCAAAGGTTAAGAAAAAAATTAATAAAAGACCGCCAAAGAATAAACAGTAATCTTACTCTTTCTTGTACCAACTACCAACTGAAACGTTTATGATTCTAAACATTTCTTCGTCAGTCAAATTTATCACCCCATCTTCGCTGTCTTTGTACTTTTCCTTGTAATCACCTTGTATTACAATCTGGTACTTTTGATTGGTGTCAACAGTAAAACTAATAACCAACGTAAATGGATTGAATAATTTAGCAGTAGGATTCGTCACCATTTTGGTCTTGTTTTTGGTAATAATATCTTCACCCTTAGTCAAAAAAGTTTTTCCAATGTTTGCCAGTGTTTTTCCAAACATAACCATGATGCTATTACCACCAACTCTAAGTGTTGAATTTTCTATCATACTTTATTTCTTTGTTTTCGTTCATTAATCAAATCAACCAAAATCCTTTCAAATTTAATCTTGACATCAAAATCTATATCCTTAACCAATACATAACTCCTTATATCATGCAAAGATATTAAAAATCTATCGTCACCCTTGTAACTAGACAAATCAACACCTCCTTTGTACCTGCTCTGCTCAACCTCCTTAACTGGTTCAGATTTTACATCACCACCCTTTAATTGATTGAATAAATCCACTATACCAACCTCCAAACCACCAGTCTTCAATCCCTTTAACTTCATGAATATGGTCTGCCTTTCAGTTAATGTAATCTGAATCTCACGGTCATCAACCTTTACCGTGGTTTCCCTAGTTATGTCTTTGTCTAAAATAGTTGCCATTTATTTTTACTTTATGGCAAAGGTACAAAATAAAAATAACATCTCCAAATTTAATGGTGATTAATTATAGACCATTCACCATTATACTTCTCAACCAAAGCTGTTTTTGATTCCACCCAATCGCCAGAATTCATGTAAGAAATACCATCAATAACACTAATTTCTGACTTGTGAATGTGACCACATATTACACCATCATATCCGTTTTGTTTTGCGTATGAAACCATATGATTTTCAAAATCACCAACATATTTTGTCGCTTGTTTAACGCTGTCTTTTATTACTTTAGACAAAGAAAAATACTTCAAACCCCTTCGTTCACGGTACTTGTTATACCATTTGTTTAACCATAAACATAAATCATACCCAATACTACCTAATTTAGCTAACCATTTCATATCGCTTATAAAAACGTCAAATATATCACCATGTATAACCAAATATCTTTTGCCATCAACACCAATATGTTCTAAGTCTTTTTTTATAAAAACATTGCCAATATTAAAAGGAATAATTTCATTTAAAAAATCATCATGATTACCCATCACCCAAACAACTTCTGTGTCTTGCGATATCTTTAATAACTTTCTAGCACATTTCATGTGTTGTTCATTCCATGATGAACCCATATTCAGAGCCCATCCATCAACTATATCACCATTCAAAATTAATTTTTCGCACTTATTATTTTTTAAAAAATCAACAACGTCATTTGCCCTAGAATATTGAGAACCCAAATGTATGTCTGATATGATTATTGTTTTGTATTTCATGACCAATAGCCAATGTCTTTTTTAAAGTATTCTTTATTATTTTTATTGATTAAATTTTTTATGAAATAAAAGACAAAACTGTTGATTCCAACTTTTTTAAAACGTCTATCATCAAAATAAACCCTTCTTTTTAATAACTTAAATTTGCTAGGTTTTACATTTTTACTCAAAAAATAATCTTCACAGTGCATCAAATCTTCGTCAAAACCACCAATATTTTGAAAGGTATCTTTTCTAATCATCAAGAATCCACCAACAACAAAAGGTTTGTCTAATTTAGATAACAAAACAATAATATTGGTCAGGTAATATAACAACTTTACTCTTAAATTACTATCACTATCCAATAAAACCCCAACTAAATCATTGCCAGAGTTAATTGATTTAACCGCTTCAAATATAATATTTTTGTCGTTAAAATAGCAATCAGAATCCAAAAAAAGAAAAATATCACCAGAGGCTTCCATGACACCATTGTTTCTCCCAATGCTTGGTAAACCTCCTTTGATAACTCTTATAGGTAAAAAGTTTTTATATTCCTCAACAACCATCAAGGTTTTATCAGTAGAGTTTGCATCAGCAATAATTATTTCATATGAAATTGGTAATTCTTGGCGAAGTATAGAGGTTAATAAATTACCGATATATTTCTCTTCATTTTTACAAGGTATGATAATAGATAATTCCATGAATATAAATAGAAGCTCAACTAATCAATTGTGTTAAGAAATTAATATTTTTAAATATTGAACAATTTGCTTTTCAAAAATATTTATAGAGAAAACTTACACACAAATGAAATTTTTTAGAGCAAATAAATCATTATTAGTTGAAAATCAACAAATTATCCACCCAATACAACAATTGGATGAGATAGATGCTTTGGCTTCAACCATAGATGATAACATCTCAAAAGAAATAAAAATACCAAAAGACGTTCTAAATAGCTTTAAAATTAAAGATTCTCTTAATAAAGATATTTGGCAAGATGATAAACTTAACCCAAAAGTTAGAACAAATCTAGTTGATATCGCCAAAAACTTTATGAGAGATATAGAACTTCCAAAAGGTATAAAAATCAAAGATATTATTTTTACTGGTAGCTTAGCAAACTATAATTGGTCAAAGTTCTCAGATATTGACCTTCATATAGTTCTAGATTTTAAACAATTTGATGCCGACCAAAAATTAGTATATGATTTTTTCTATGCACAGAAATCAATATGGAACCAAGAACACGATATAACAGTCTTTGATTACCCAGTTGAACTCTACGTTCAAGACGTAAATCATGAACTGCTTGCCAATGCCGTTTATTCAGTTCTACGTGATAAATGGGTTAAAAAACCAAAACGTGAAAAATTTGATGTGGATAAAAAAGCAATCAAAGACGGTGCCGAAAAATATATTCACTACCTTAAAGATATTCGTCAAGATTATCAAGATAAAAAATATCAAACCGTTGTTGATAAAGTTACAAAACTTAAAAACAAAATAAAAAATATGAGAAAAGCTGGCTTGGAAAGCGGTGGTGAATATAGTTACGAAAACCTAGTGTTTAAAGTACTTAGAAGAACACCATTCATGGATATCTTAGATAGCTATAAAGCCAAATCATATGATAACCTTATGTCAGTAGTTGAAAATGTAAACGAAAATATATCTAGTAAAGAAGAACAAATAATAGCAAAATATAGAATAGGTAAAAACTCCAAAGTCCAATTTAAAAATGACCCTAAAACATATTATGTGAAAAATATATCAGCCGATAGAAAGAATTTGTTCGTAACTCTTAATAACCTACAAACATATAGCAAAAGAATAAGCAACCTAATTAAAGTAGATGAAAAAGACGTAAAACTATGAAAGACTTTATTAGAAAAAGGTTACACGAAGCTATAAAATATTTGCCATATAGCGACAAAGAAGAACTTAAAGCAGCTGGCGCATACTCAAGTCTTAATAAACCATCCTATAAACTAGACATAAATAAAATTAGGTATAGAATGGCAAAAGCAGCTAGCGTAGCTACTGAATATAAACAAAACACTGGTGATGATAAATACTTTATGCTGCCAGATGATGGAGAAGGTTTCTATCAAGTAGAATTTAGACACGATGGCCAAATAAAAACAAAACACATCAGAGCCAGCGCTGATATGCAACAACTAGACACTCCTTTTAGACCTAGCGATGTGGGTACATGTAATTCATTTCAAAATATAGCTAGATATTGCTTCGTAAAAGCTGGTAAAAGACTTCCAAATGATAAGTTTAGCGTTGGAGCAAGCCCAGCTGAAGATGCTGCCAATAAAGCACTAATAATCTTTAAATATGAAATCCTAGACTTTTATGGTGATGCTGGTTATGGTGATGAAAAGTCCGCCCAAATATCAAAAGAAAAAATGACCGACAAACAAGCGCAACATAAACTTAAAAAAGACCTAGAAACAAAATTAGGTAGAAGACTTAGAGATGATGAATGGTTCAAATACTTGGAAACTGGTGAAGAACCACAACAAAAACAAACACTCTCAATAGACCCAGAAAAAGCTGCCGAATTTGAAAAAAGACAACAAGCAGCAATGGATAGAAGAGCAGCTGCATTAGCAAGACAAAAAAAGGGGTGATTTACACCCCTTTTATTTTAAAACCCTCAAAATATATTGTCAAGCTCCTCAACCGCATTCACTTGAACAACGTTGTTATTATATTTAATCAAATAGAATTTATCACTCTCTTCAGCCAGTTCCATCTCTTTGCTAATCATAAAATCTATCAACATCTTATTTACCCTATCATTTAACTCTTTAGGTGCTTCAGCATTATATTTTCCCCTAAACTGAACATTCTTTAATACCTTCTTCTCAACATTCCTATACGTTGGAATTCCACCCTCATAACTCTCCTTTACCTGAAAACTCTCAGTTACATGAGATAATTCCAATGTATAACCGTCAACATGATATATAGCACACTGCCCCTTCTCAACCTTGTTGATATACGTACCAACACAATGATTCTGAATCATACCTTCAGCCAACATATCTTTGTTGGTAGATAATAAGTTGAACCCAGAATACTCAGCAAAAGCCTTGTAAATAGGACGTATATTCAAATCATACTCCAACTCACATTCCAAGATAATCCTAGTAATCTCCTTGGCCCATGTATCATGCTCCTCCTTTAATCTCTTTAATCCCCATTTGCAATTAACCTTCCTTCCAAGAGTCCTAGCCATTTTACACGTATCATAAAAATAAGGTGAATTAATCATCTCATCAGTCAAAAGGTCCACCCCATCCAATGACTTCATAAGCTCCTTCCAATGCTTTACCCCTTTGCCAGACTCAGATACCATTTGTTTAAATGTCTTGCTCTCAGCAATCATCATGCCCAACTTGTGATGAACCCCAAGCACTTGCCGTGTCATGTCCTTTAACTTGAATAACTCATCCTCAACAACCTTGTTGAATGTTAAACTACGTGAAACCTTGCTCTCATGAACGGTCTTGAACCAATGAAAACGATTGTAAAAATAATCATAAATCTTTGACTTTTTTATATTGCCATCATTTTCACCATAAACATAGATGTTCTCATGGTTATTGATGAAAATAGTTAGATTGCCAAATGTTAATGGCTGAAAATTCTTGTTCTGGTTAACCCAAAATTTATTTTTCACATATATAATGCTGGCATCCTTCTTCTGAGAACTATATATTTTATTGGTCGTGCTAATCCCAAAAGAAGTAGTAAAACTACACACCTCAAAATCACCATTATCAAATTCAAATAATACAAGCCGCCTAAACGAAAAATAACCCCTGCCTTTGTTGAAAAACTTCACCCTAGCCTTTAATCGGTTCTCCTTGTAAACCCTAAATAATTCATTTACCTCATTGTTGCTGGATTCATACAATACCTTATGACTTGTACAAACACTCTTCTCACCATCTGCCTTTTTCTTTACCCTCTTCTTGGGCTTGACTTCCTTGATTTCTTTGATAACCCTTGGTTCAGTTAATAACTTTGTCATGCTATATGATTTAATGTTTTACACAAAGGTATAAAAACTTTTCCAATTCTCCAAATATTTTTCCTATCTTTTTTTCTCAGAATAATACTTCATATACGCAAATAAACACTTGCTCCTTATATCATGCCACTTCTTTTCATTTATCCTTACCCCAAGTAAAATCCCCAATTTATACCCTTCATCCCACGCTTTGAACTCCTCCTCTAAGCTGGAAACAATATAATCAATCCTTCGCTTATACTTGGATACGTTCTTGTAAAAATGAACCTTTTCAGCATGAGCCAATATTGGCATCTCCCTCTCAAATATATTCCAATCCTTCCTTAACTGATGGTGTCCCAGCTCATGCAATAATATGTAAACCTTTATCTCTGTAGTATATTTGGACTCAATCATAATCTCCTTCGGCCAATTTAATGTGCCATCCGCCCAATTTATATAAGATATACTATCATGGTCAAAATTTATGGAATAACCCTCCTTGTTAGCCCAATGTGTTAAATTCTCTAAACTCTTAGTATAGTTATATCTTCCCATACCAATAAATATACGAAAATTATATCGTAAAAAATTTTTTATTCTAGTTTTTTCTATACGCTATTTATAAAGATATAAACTAAACACCTATTAATAACAATAAACAAAAAAACCTAGATAATACTAGGCTTTTTTTATTTCTTTACATTCTTTATTATTAATTCACCCAATACCTCAAGACGACCCATCTCCCTCTGAAACTCAATCTGACCCATATCCATATTAATCTTCTTATACGTCTCCATAAACTCCTTCTTCGCAGACCCCAAATCAAACTTGCCCTCACCAGCCTTCTTGTAATATGGTAACTTAACCTTGAAGTGATGCCATGTTAATAATGAATAACCACCCTTTTCCTTCGCAGTATCCGCAATCTTGCTAGCACCCTTCTCTCTCGTCTTTGCAAACTCATCAAACTTGTCAATAGACTCCCTTAATAAACCTTTTATATATTCTTTCATATTATTTATTTAATCTCTCTATTTTATTTATAACCCCATTTCCCCATATACAACCACTCGCAACATCCCAACCATAATACCAGTCAATCTTCCTTCTAGCTTCATAAATATATGGCACAATCTCAATCCCACCATAATCATTAGCAACTTTACCCCAATCTATATTTGTATATTTCTTATAACCAAAGTTAAAAGGTACACCATATTCCTTGTCAAATTCAACCAATTCATCATAACCCCTAATAATCTTAATACTAGATTCATTTATGCCAATCTTAAATACATTTTCCGATTCCCATGCTGGCATCTCACTCCTAACCCAATCAATCCATGATGACCCTATACCATACCATAAACCCCTAGGCTTAAATCCAACCTCTTGATTACCTATTGGTGTAGACCTAAAGTCTATTTTATTATCCTTAGACATTATTAACCTAGATTTGGAATACTCAGTCTTTATAAGCTCATATACATCTGAACCTACCTCCCTTAATACACTATCATATATCTTACCAATCTTCATGTTATATAAATATCCAAAAAAAATCTGGAAAAAAATTTTTTGAAAAATAGGGGGTTAAAAATTTAAACCGAAAAAATCTGGAAAAAAATTTTTTGAAAAATAGGGGTTAAAAATTTAAACCGAAAAAATCTGGAAAAAAATTTTTTGAAAAAAGGGGGTGGTTAAAAATCAATTTCAAAAATTTCCCAAAAATTTTATTTACAGCATCATGGCCCCTATATAGCATGG